TGCCGTGTAATAAAACATTCATATAACCATCAGGATTATCTAACTTAGTCTGACGGCCAGCTTCAGAAACTATCCATTTACGACAAATTTCAAATTCAACTTGATGATTATCATAATCGGGGTCAATATCCACCGATGGTAATGGAGGTGGTGGAGGCATTCCTGGCATAGCAGGTTGCGGATTTGGAAGAGGAGTAGAATTTAATAGTTGTTTAATTTCATCATACTGTTTAATGATGTCATCTTCTCCTGGCACATAGAAATCGACTAATCCAAGCATATCATGGACTAATGTTCTATTCTCAGGAGCGTTAATCAGTTCTTGAACTTGGGGAGTTTGCATTTCGAGTAATTTCATTAAAGTATCTCGGGTTTGGCCCCAAGTCATTGGAAGATTTTCATTAGCTTCTAATTCAATCTTACCAATTTTTCCTTCTAATTCAGACTTTCGAACGAAGGTATTAATGAAATTACCGTCATTATCTCGAATAACATCTCGCTCGTCCCCCTGCATATTAACAATCTTAATATACATAGGAACGGCTTTCCCAAAACACTTCTGCCACCAATTAGTTAATATCTTCCAAGTATTCTGCTGTCTCTGTAATGCCTGAGCACGAGACATTGAATAGCCAGAAGCCGTATCATTATTCTCTAATTGTCCACCAAATAATGATGGTAGGGCGCCAGATGACATCTGACCGAGTGTCTGAATATTTTGCGCGAAGGGTAAAACTTCTGCGCTTAATTGAGCAGTCTTAATTTCATGAAAACCATCTTGTAATGTTTTACCAGACTTTGGAGTAGCCGGAAAAATGCCGCCAGGTAATGCTTCCGTCTGTTTATAAGCGTTAAAGTTTAAAACTCCAGGGTCTGCGAATGTCTGACCAATACCATGCTCAATAGTTTGTAGGACTAATGAAATTAAGTCATTAGTAATCTCTTGTGGAGATACCATTCTCTGACCTAATGGATCAAAATGAATATAATCAGATAATGGATTGTAGCTAATAGTCCAATGGTCATCTAATGATTCATTGCATGCTTCTGCATAAGTATCATTAACAAAAGTTACCTTACAACCATCTGGAAATTTCTGCTTTAATTTCTTAATTATTTCCTCATCATTCAGAATATTAAACTTAGCAGGACGAATCCATGCATGATTTACAGTAACAACGTTCATAGGATATTCACCTTGATATTGAGGTGATAACCTAGCCCATTGTTCATATTGGTCGTAACCACCGGCGTTACTACCTTTAGCTCCCTTAATTTGCTTTCTTAGATTTTCTCCAGCTTCACCTTTAAGATTATCATACATTTCAACGACTAAAGAATAGTCTCGCTCATAGGAATAAACTAAATAAGGAATTTCCTCCTGACAGCGAGCATAGCACGGAACTTTCACATATAACCCACCATAAACCTCCATGATTACACGAGATTTAGGCTCACGAGTAGCACCAACTAATCTAGTAACAATAAACTTATCCCTGCGTAATTCAGGGTCCATTAATTGCATACAAGCAGGACAAATATCCTGCCCACTTGCTAATGCGTCATGTAGTTTAATATCATCATCACCAGGGTCAAATTCATCTAATTCTTGTAACTTTAATTCCTCATCCGATTCTTCTGGTTGATTCTGATTGTTTTGTGGACCTTGATTCTGTGGATTTTGTTGAGTAGGATTCTGCGGAGAAGGAGTATTCGGATTAACCACCTCATCAGAAATTGTATACCCACAATTACTACAAGTAGTGATATCGTGATGTTCTTCGACTTCGTCTTCAACGTATTGACTATACATTCCAAAGTTTTCATCCGTAACTTCTTTAAGATAGCAGGCAAACATGCCCTCTGTTACGAAAACGAATAATGCATGTAACCAAAGTAATGAAACTTCATTATGACGCTGAAGTAACTGACAAATCTTATCGCCAGCTTTCGCAGTTGATAAGTCTAATGTATTATCTGCATCGTCAGGATAACACTTAATAGGAGGAACAGTAATAGAAAGAGCAGCGATAATTGATTCTAGATATGCAGAAAAAATGTTAATAGGCTTATCGTAGTAAGCCTGGTCAGAATCTTCATCAGCAGTTTCATCCCAAATTCGCCAATCATGTGCGACTTCGGAATACCATACTCGCTGATATCCTTCCCAAAGTAACTTTAAACGACGCCACATTCTAAGTTGCCGTTCGCGCACAGCAATATCTTCCTGTTTACAATCCTCATAAACAGTTTTTAATGCTGTCTGTAATTCAGCGGCTAACTCAAGTTTAGGCATTATTTAAATCCAAGTTTCTTTCTACCCTTCGGTGATGGTGCAGTATCAATAGTTGCAGCATATTCTGGATTAGTTTTAGCTTTCTTTTTCTCACTAAGCATTATTGCTACAGCTTGTTTTCTATTTTTAACTTTAGGCCCAGCAGATGAACCTGAAGATAATGAACCTTGCTTAAACTTAGACATTACTTTATTCCAAGGCATAATTAACGCGCCTTAGCGAAAATTTCAGCAAGTCTAGATTGTTTTGCAGTTCGGCTATTACCTTTATCATGCTTATGTGCAAATTCAGAAGTAGATTCACCAGCACGTTTTGCTTTACGTTTTAACGCACCTGGACGCTTAACTGCATTCTGCATCCATTTTCCAGTGTCAATTGCCATTATCTTCCCCCATTAGGGTTAATTTGTGGATTTAAATTAATATCTCCACGAATCACTTTACGCATTGCTTCTTTGTCTACTGCTTCGTTCTCAACAGCGGATGGCTGATAAAATTTTCTTAAAAATCCACCACTACCCTGTCCAACATGAACCATCTCATGCGCGAGAACATCTTCGACATTTTGATTGTCTTTATTAATTAAATCTTTGTTTAAAGCAACAGTTCCTATTGGTCCAGTTACTGCGTAAGCATCAGGATTCATCATTTTAAATAATGGACCCATCTGCATAATACGAGTAACCTTATTCATTAAATCAGGTTGAATGGAGCCCTGATTTGCAACAGCTTGATTTAATTGAGGCCACTGTTGTGCTTGTGGTGAAACTAAACCAAATAATCGTTGAATTAAATTAGGAGTGGGACTAGTGTCCGGCATTCTCTCTAATCTCCTCAACAACTCCTAATTCCTTTTCCAATTCTTCAATTGAAATAGTTTCTGCTGCTACAATTGGTGGAATTGTTACAACAGTAGGTTTACTCATTTCCTCATTCTTACGCGCTTTTAATTGTGCTTCGCGCCTAGCTTCAATTTCTAATTCATTTCTTCTTACTGACCACGGCACACGCTTAGGTCTCATTTGTGTTACATTAGTATTTTCATTAGATACCACTTGCTTAGGATTTAAAGCGTCAATCAGTAATTGCTTCTCATGATGAGCAATTTCTAATTCACGTCTTAAAGTTTCGCATGATTCACAAACTTTATTCTCATGCTTAATTGAAAGAAACTCACGATACCATTCTAATAAGAACATTATTCTCCCCATTTACCAGAATGATTTTTTGGTTTCACAAATCCAAACCACGGTTTAAAAATAGGACAATATATTAGTAACGCAGCAACAAGAACTCCAATTACTATACTAAGTATCAACGTCTCCTCCGATGAAACATACTAATAGGTTGAACAGAAACTTCAGATTCTAAAGTCTTCATGTTACGATAATATGCCGTCCAATCATTATTAGCATTCAATGCAGTTAATAATGCAGCTTCTTTTTGAACCTTCTTAAATTCTTCATTAGCTTCCTCAAAATAACTTTCTGCTGTATCGCACGCGTATCTTAAATCATCGTATGGGTCATCACCTTCGAACTGTGCAACATCCTCAGCAGGTTTATTATTCTTTGGCTTATCATAAGAACATGCTTTAATTGCATTAACCATCACTGGACAACATTCAGGATGGTCATCATGCATTTCTTCATCACATTGAAATATTTGTAATTTAGGAATATTAGTTTCCTCTTCGGGCGGTTCAAATAATGCTAAATAGGATTTATATTCTTCCATAGTTTTATTTCGCATTAACCATAATGCTCGCTCTTCTGAATATGTTGGCATCTCAGAACTTGGCACTACAGGCTTCGCTTTCCATCTTAAATACTCATGAATATTCATTTTCCCAGCAATACGACTTCCGGGATTATTTAAACTTAATTCAACTGGTCTACCTAATTCAGTTTCAATCTGTTGTTGAATTGTATGTTCCTGTCCGCGCTCTTGAGAAGCTGAACGACATACTTTAATAATCTTTGGGTCTTCCTTTTCAATGAATGACCTAATGACAGGCCCCCACATTGCAATCTTAGTTTTCGTCCAATACATCTCGCGATATAAATAAAGACGCTTATTTGGAGATACTGCATAAAAACCTACATAGGTCATCGCAGCAAATCCCCAATCGATGATTACAAACTTAGGCCACCATGATGGAATAGCAAATGGTTTACAAACATGAATTGCATTTGGTGGCTCGTCATGATAATGTTTATCTCGAAATTCATCGAATACCTGTCCGAGATAAGCAGACCAATCACCAAACTTCTTTGCTTTACGTTCAGCCTCGGGCCTTCCATCTAATGATTGAGAATATGTTGGGTCGATATTATCG